TTAATCATTAAGTTCTTAAACTTTTTTCGGTCCTCATACATTTCTTCCATCATCTTAGGCAAAAAACCTTGCCGTTCTGTGGTAAAAAACTGTCCGTTTGGTGTCAAAGTAACACCATTAAGTTTAGAGGTATCAATTTTCTGATACAACATTTTTTCAACTGTTACACCTTCAGATATAATGTCACGCATCTCTTGTGTGTAGTTAGGTGGTTCAATAATTGTTTCTGGTGAAATATTATATTGAATCAATAAGTGTGGGTATAGGCTGTTAAGGTCAAATGATGCGACCCAATCATGCTTGCCAACTTGTGGTTCTTTTACATATGCACCTTCAAATGCTGATTCTTTAATTCTGTTTTCTTTTGGTGGAACAATAATCTTTTTGTCCATCAAATAAGAGTTGATTAGAGCATCCCACATTCTTGTTTGTGCAAATACATCTTCAAAGTTTGTTTTTGTATCATATGCCAAAGTGGCAGCCAATTCAATCAACTTTAATTTTTCTTCTAGTTCAACGATAATTTCAACATCTCTAATGTTGTATTCAATGAACTTTTGATAATTGTGTTTGTAGAGCTGATGTAAACTATCATACTCGGAGTAATCTATTTTGTTGGTGCCTAGCTCAACAGAACTAATGTGGTCTAGTTTATAGGACTCTTGTGATTTACCGCCTGGTGCATACCAACGATACAACTCAATGTAATCTAAACAAGAAACGCCAAAAATATCATAGGCAACTTGCTTCTGGCCTTTAATAACTTTCTCTCGTTCAACAACTGCATTCCAAGGCGAAAGCTTTCTAGTCATATCAGGACCAAGAATCTTTTGCATACGATTGTGTAGATATGGAATATCAAAGAACTTAACATTCCAACCAGAAACGATATCTGGTGTGTTCTTCTCCCAATCGGCTAGAAAGGTTTTAAGTAATGTATATTCGTCTTTACACTCAATATAGTCAACATCCTCACGAGTATTGTTGAATTTACCACATCCGTAAACGCTAAACCTCTTATTTAGTTTTTTTATAGCTATGGCGGTCACCGGTTCGCTGGCGGTTGCTGGGTCTGGGAAACCGTTTTCTGAACCCACCTCAATGTCAATGATAGCTATGTCTAGGTCATTGATGTCCCAATCCACAACACCCTTTTGGTTGTCGGCTATGTAAGCATATTCCAGACGAGTGTTGCCAAACATCTTAAAGTTTTGAACTTCTTCGTATCGGCGGATGAACTCTTTTGCTTCTTTGATTGAACCAAACAATTTAGGTTCTAATACATCGCCTTGCAGAGAACGCCATTCTGTTTTCTTGTTCGTAGGAAAATACAAAATCGGAGAGTATTCAATCTTTTGCTTGACTCTCCGACCGTTATTAATGCCTCGGTAAAGAATGTAATTACCAAAGCATAGAACATGTGTATAGTATTTTTTATTCATTCATACATTATATCATACTTTTGGAATAAATGAGGCAATTTCAATATTACTACCAAAAATCTTATTATATTGATTTTCTAGCTCACGGCTCGGTGTAGTTACACATAGAATATCCGATTTAGATATTTCAATGCCCGTAGAAAATTCTTCGGCATAATCTAAAAAGGGAGCAAAGCCCATCATTGGTCCATCTTTAGTTGGTTGAACAATCACCTGAACTGGCTTTTTCAATGAAACTGTCGTTGTTGCTTTGTCATCATTGATATCAGCCATAATAGTTTGGCTGGTCTTAAATGTAATTAATTTAACTGTCATAGTTTCACCTGTGTTTCTGCTGGCAATACACCAATTGTAACCCAGCGTTTTGGAAATAACATCTCACGGTCTTGGAAGTCCCTCATGTCGTGGGTTGGGTCTTGCATCCAACCAACAACTTCCACCATGTTATCAAAGTCCCGTAAAAACAAATCATATTTTTCGGCTCTTGGGAGTTTATGCTCTATTGCCAATTTCTTAGCGAGTTCACGAAAATTCATTCTTTTCTTTCCTTAAAATCATAGAAGAAATCATTATTATTCCTTGCAGAATGTTTATTGTATTTCTCTACTGAATACAGCTTTGTTGCTATTTTAAAATCTGGCATTTTGAATTCAGGTACTGTCAGAGAAGCATCATAGAACAATGTTTTATTATTTGGTTGGGCAGCGAACTGTCCGTTGTCCAACTTAATAAAATTATAACTCTTATGTTCTTCTACTGTTTCAGAAAATCCTGTATTCAAATAGCCAGGGTCGTTTTGGCAAAAATCCACGGTGAACATATACTCACCAAAATGCCACTTTCTATCTTTGTCTAAGAACTTGCATTTCAACATTCGCAAATTATCTTTTTCAATGACAGTAATATTATAACTCAAAGCGTCCCAAATTTGCAAGTAATCCAAAGGCAAGATTGCATCATTTAGTAATTCTTGCCTTGACACAAAGGCATGTAAAGGTAGTTTATCATACAAGGCACCATAATTAGGTAATAGTGCCTCAATACGAAACGCTTGGCCTTTAATACATTTGATTGTCATCCATATGCATGGTTCATATTCACCAAAACCTTTTTCAAAGTCATAGAGAAATTCTTTCTTAACAAAGCATTGGACTGGCGGTAAATTGTGGACAAGAAACGCCATTAACTTTGTTCTGCTTTATGTGCTTCTAGTGTTTTACGGAATTTATTAGCGTGTGAGCGTTCTGCTTTGGCTAATGTTTCAAACCAATCCGCAATCTCATCAAAGCCCTCATCACGAGCGGTTTTTGCCATACCAGGATACATATCGCTGTATTCGTGGGTTTCACCGTGAATAGCGGACTCTAATGCTTCTGCTACGGTTGCAGCCGAAAGGCCAGTGCCTGGATCACCTGCACCACCAGTCAATAGATATTCCATGTGACCATGGGCGTGACCTGTTTCACCTTCAGCGGTAGAACGGAACACAGCGGCTACATCTGGTGAGCCTGCTACATCGGCCATGTTTGCGAAATACAAATAGCGGCGATTCGCTTGTGATTCACCTGCAAATGCTTCTTTCAATGCTTCTTCGGTACGAGTACCTTTTACTGATTTTGCCATACTATTTCTCCTTCGTTATTGAATAATATTCTTCTTTAAAACAACCACATTCTGGACACATAAACAAGTCCGATAATTCGTCAAACTTACCTTCTGTTGCCTCATCGTGAACATGGCCACAAACTAAACAAATATGCTGTAATTCCATATTATCTCCTATAATAGTTAAAATCTAAGTATTAATACTTAGTCATAGTATAACTTAATTAAGCAGGTTTGTCTAATGATATTTTTTTATCTCTGTAATTTATTTTTTCAATACTCTATTCTAAAATCACCAAAGGCACTTGTATTTTTTTCAACGAATTTACATATACAAAAAATGGAAAAAATCTCTCACCTAAAAATCCAGGGTATCTCCAAGGTAATGGCTCAGAGGTCGTTTGTTGTGTGGGATAATTATTGTTTCCAGAATTTTGCCAAACATACTCTAAAATTCTAAACAGTTCATCAGCATACCTAGTAAAAATATCTCGGCGCATGATATAACAAGTTTCATAATTAATAATATTATTGTGAGTAAACCAAGTTAAATGCTGACGATAATTGGGAAACAAATCATCTATTGCTTTTTTAAATAAATTCCAATACAGGCTTGGCTGAGATTGTAAATATTGTGCCTCAACTGAAAAAGGTAATGCGACTGAATGGTTCGTTAAAACTTCAGCTGTTTGTAAATATTCTAATGCAACCTCTTGTTGTTCTTGTGTGCCAAACTTATCAGCATTTGTCTGTGTTGCCGGCATTGAAATTTTTGCTACATTTTTTTCTGCGTGTTTATCAAGTAATAAATGACGGCGATATGTGGTGCAACCAAGATAATCCACCTGTGGAGTTTTTTCTAATATCCAACGCTCGGTTACTTGTTGGCCAATCGCACGGAGAAATTCTTCTTCTGTTGCTTTAGAATAATAATGTTTATATTTTAATATTCCACTATCACCCGTAACATTAATATACGGACCTTCATCTGATGGCGGATGCCATTCATAAGCACCTGTGCCGCCAGCATAACACGCTTTTAACCAAGAGGATTGAAAATTAAAAGGAAAAGCTTTATGATGATGTGAAAATACCAATAAAGACACTATTATACCTTTTGTGTTTCTTTTTTATTCTTTTCTGGTTTAAATGGGATTGAAGCTGAAAGTTCGGCTTCAATCATAGAGTTTTTGAAATGACCTCGTCTAAGTGGGTCAATGATTGTAGCAAGTTGTCTTTTGGACTCTTTGCTGAGTTTGAAATTCTTATCACGCTTTACCATAATATATCTTTATAATGTTAGTTAATATTCATTAGGTTTTTTACCTATATTGTATTTTGCAATTAAATCCCACTCATCTTTTTCCTTAAAAGAAATAATCTTTATTTGATGTAGTGGTGCAATATTTTCTTCAATCAATTTGTAGTTTAATATTTTTACCAGACCCCATTCTTCTAGTAAATTTGCAATAGCATTTCTACGCTGTATATCATTCTCAGAAATATTGGATGGTTTGCCGTCTAATGCAAATAGTTCCTTAAAATGAACGATGTAATACTTGCCTTGTTTATGTAAAATGTGGCAAGATTGGTACAACACTTTTTCTTTGCGTGAAGAAACACCAATGCGGGTTAAGGTTTCACGCACCTTCAAAAAATCATCTTGTTCATTAAGGCTGACCTCAATAAACTGTGTCAAATCAACCATCTTACTTCCTTAATCCACCAATATCGGTTTGTTCTTTTAGTTTTTGGATTTGTTCTTTGCTTAATAAGCGGACAGCCTCACGGGCTTTAGAATCTGAGAAACCATAGATTGTCTTTATACATTCTAAATCATCATTTTTTTCAGATTTTATCCACTTCGCAAAAGGTCGTTTCTGTGACCTCACCGTATTTATAAGAAAATCATGCTGAAGCTTCTTATCTAAGTGGTGGCGGCGATTGACTTCATTAGCAAAAAACACACAGTCCTGATGGTAAGAAAGGCTGCGGTTTACAATAAAAGGTACATATTCTTTTTCTGTTAATTCATCAACAATAAGTTGCTTCTTGCCTTGTAATATTTCTTTCACATAATCAAATGGGCTCATGTCATCATCCTAATTAATCCAACTGTATCAATGGTGACGAGAAGTAAATAATTAGCAAGCATACCAAATGATTTACGAGTATGGGCAGCCCAAGCATACATAGCGCAACCGGCAATCCAAATAGGGTATAAGATAAGAAGTGGAGGGTTAGGAACGGTGAGAGCCATAGTGATACTACAACCAATGCTAATAGCCCAAGCAACGAGTTCAACCAAAAAACGGACTCTATTACTTTTCCAGTCATCTTTTATCCATTCAAATAGATTATAAAATAAATCATTCATTAATTGAACTCACAGTTGACCATAATTTCTGTGAGGCAAGCTACAGTATTTATTTCTTGGTCGGCCACAAAAGCTGCCTTATACTGATAGTCAGCTAGAATCACAACGGCCTGTGGAATAGATGAGGGTTTTAAAGTGTCGCTTAATGTATCATATAGTTTACGAAACAGCGTGGTATTGTCTATTTCGTGTGATGCTACCCACTTACGAATGGCACCAAAATCTTTAGCAACAATATGCTTAGACAATTCATCTACTGAAATATCGGCAATTTGAACAAGGATGCCCGTGTCAATTTTACCAAACTGTGAGTAACGCTGTAACTCATTTAATACACGGCGAAAATCTGGAAAATGTTTCTTAATTAATTCTGCCAAAACCTTCTCGTCAGCATCAATTTTTTCACTTTGCATAATAGATTGGACTCGCTTAAAGAACGCAGAGGCCATCTTAGCCTTCTCACCATTCTTTAAACCAAAATCAATAACCGCACACCGTGAATGGAGTGGTTCAATGATACGATTCTTATAGTTACATGTAAAGATGAACGAGCAGTTGCTAGCGAATTCTTCAATCGCATTACGCAAAGCAGGTTGAGTTGAGTTTGGGTTTAGATAATCTGCTTCGTCAATGATGATGACCTTACGACCACCCGTAAGCGACATAGATGAAGCATAGTTTTTGATTTTGGTTCTGAAAGTATCAATACCACTTTCATCTGAACCATTGATGACCATGAAATCACAGCCAATTTCATTACACATGGCTTTGGCAATGGTGGTCTTTCCTACACCAGCACCACCAGCCAAAAGTAAATTAGGAATTTGTTTTTGATTTACATATTCCTGAAATGGTTGTTTCAGTCGGTCAGGTAAAATACAATCGTCAACAGATTGAGGCCTGTATCTCTCAGTCCAAAGATATTGTTCAACATTCATAATATATCACTTTCAAATAACAAAAAATATAAATAGGTGTAGGTCACCGAGCGGCAACTCGCACCTACTCTAACATAAAAGGACTATGCCAGCATGATTATTTATCAAATCACTAATACAATTACCAACGATTTTTACATTGGTAAAACAAAGAATTTCAAAGAAAGAGTTTATAGTCATAAGTATATCGCAAATAAAAACAAAAGTCAAACATATATTCATAGAGCAATAAGAAAATATGGAGTGGAAAATTTCATATTTTCTATATTAGAAAAAGTTGAATCTCCAGAAATTCTTAATGAACGAGAAGTGTTTTGGATAAAACATTTAAAACCAAAATATAACATGACTAAAGGTGGTGACGGAGGTGATACATCAAATTCTTTGAAATATAAGAATTCTATTAAAAAAGTTCACAAAAATAGAAAGCCTGAAGATTATGCTACATACGGAATGTTAGGCAAAAAACAATCATCTAAATTTTATGAATCAATTAAAAAATCAAATTCTTGTCTTGTTTCATGTAATGGCATAATTTATAATTCTGTTGGTGAGGCTCAATCTGCTTATCCTGGAATTAGTATTAGAAAGCGTTTAGATAAAGAAAAGTATCCAAATTTTTTTAGATTGAAACCAAAAACCAAAAGAAAATAACTTAGTCACGCTCATTCAAACGAGCAACTACTGTCAAGTAATCTTCTTTTACTTCCCAAGAACCTACGGTACCAGCAAACAGAATAGTAACTTTCTTTTCTTTATTTCCTTCAGCAGTTGCTACTGTTGTAACTCTTTCAAAGACATTAATAATATGGTCTGGATTAATTGCGATTGATTCATCAACATGCCCTTCAACTGCATTAGTAAACATTTTAAAAGCCATATTAATTACCTTTTTCAAATTTAGAGCCTGCCTCAGTTGTAACCCAATATTGAAGCGGGACAGTTTTGTTTTTAAAATGTGAAATACCTTTTGATGAGATAAAGACATCATAAGAACCTGGCATTATTTTCGTAATGTTCTCTGTTTTGAAAACCATTTTAAACTTATTGCCATTGCCTTCTGAAATTTCTAGAGCATCGGTGTGTGCTGAATCATTTTGTAAATCAAGTGTAACAATACTTACTTTTTTACCATCAGATTCAATTGCGACTTGTGGTGAAGAAAGGACGCTGGCAGCTCGCATGACCCAATCAAAATCTTCAGCAGTAAGTTCAAATTTAATTTCTGCTTCAGGCATTGTTAACTGTTTCTCAGGTGGAGTAACAATCATATTAGATGGAGTAAAGCGATATTTGATTTTGCTACGACCTTTGTTGCCAACGATTGTAACTTGTTTCTCATCAAACTCAAATGACGGATCATCTTTGTGTAGAGAGATGACCGACAGAAAATTGTTTAGGTCATAGATGCCAAACTCAGCAGGAATATCTTCTTTGATAGATACTTCAGCGAGAATGTTTTTATGGCTAGACACCGTTTTAAGTGTTTTGCCTGGTTTGAAAAGAATACCTTGATTGATTGCACCAAAGTTCTTTAAGATTGCTACGGTTTCATTAGATAATTTCATACATCACTCCATAATTAAGATTTATCATCAACAGAATACATTATATCATGTTCATATAAGAATGTCAAGCAACATAGAGCATGAGCTAGATGATGTTTGCCAGATTCAGGATCAATTTGTTCGCCTTCTTTCCATGCCCACAAATGCCTTTGAGCGGCATCAAAGTACCTTCGCTTAGCATCCGGTACATGTTTCCAATTATCAGGCTCATACTTCTCGGCGCCAAAGGTTAATACATCAACAACAGTTTTAAGTGCGAGTGGTGGAAATAAACCATATTGTAGTTTACCACCATCAAACTTACGACCGCCAGTTGTGGCTGTTTGTGATTCTTTTACTACTTTACTTGTCATAGACGGCCTGTGTATTGTGCTACAGCAGGCATGTTACCAGTAAACGCATAGGTACCAATGTGCTGAGTTTTCATCCAAGGACACAAATGAATTGTGCCACCCATTTTACGCCACATTTGACAGAACATATAATCTTCACTTAGATAGCGGTCAGAACCACCATCAGTAATTGAACCTTTGCTATCAATTACAGTATCAAAGTATGCATGAATATACCGAGAGCCATCAAAGTTTGCTTGACCTACATGGTCTGGCTTATAACGAATCATTGGATATTCTTTTTCCATTTTGTGGAATACTTCACGCTTCACCATCATATAACCTGTGCCAATTTCTAGCACTTCTAATGGGTCTGTAACCTGAAATTGTTTTGTTCCAGAAACCACATTAAAGACATATTCACCCACAAGATTTTCTAGTTCTCTTGGCTCTAAATTAGGATGATTTCTTGCCGCTTGTGCCACATTACTCCAATTAATTGATTTTTTTGGATAAGGGCCGCCAATAACATCTTTTTCTAAAGCCAACATCGCAATTACATCTTTTGGACTATAATGAATATCACTATCAATAAACAATAGGTGAGTGAAATCAGAACGGAGAAACTCATCTACAAGATAATTACGAGCTCTTGTGATAAGAGATTCGTTAAATAGAAAAGAGAATTTGGTTTCAACACCATATTGCGACATGGTGGTTTGTAAGTCTAGGCACGCTTTAATATAGAGTCCGTGTGCCATACCGCCATACATTGGTGTGGCCACAAACAATTTATTTTTTTTCAAATCTTCAAGTTTGACTTGGATTTCCATAACAACTCCATAAATAAAAAAGAGGAAGTAACACCTATATGTATGACTTCCTCTTAACTTTTCCTAAACTATTTTAGGCAAAAGCACGCTCGCCTTGTAAGCGAATAGCAGCAATACCTGCAGCAACCATACGCTTGGTTGGAGAACCAAGGCGATAGAAAGAAACTTTATCGCCATTTGCGTTGATGCGTGAGTTCAGATAGATTGCATGACCTTCGTTACGCAACTCATTGATAGTAGCGGAAGGATTAGCAACACCGAAAACAGATTGCATTTTTTGTGGTGTGAGTGTGTTGTATTCGCTATCTTTGGACAAATAGGCGAGAACACGAGCTTTAGTTGATTTCATTACAAATAACTCCATAAATTGGTCGCAAATTAAAAAGCATTTGAGAGGCGACCGTTCTCTCAAATATGATACAAGTATATCAGATTATGAACCTGTTGTCAAGCATTATGCAGGTACAAATGAAAAAAAACCCGACTTTCGCCGGGTCAAGTGCCGAACAACTAACTATTAGAAAGGCTGATGTCCTTCAGCCTCAGGATTTTCATTTACCGGAACTTCTGGTTCAGGTTGTGGTGCCAAGATTTCTTCGGCAGAAGCACCAGCGTCAACTTTGGTATACAAGTCAACAAAACTTGCCTTGGTATCATCATCAAAGCGGTTCAAACACAAGGTAATTGCCTTCATTTTATCGCCAAAGATACCATAGGTTTCTACAATATGGACTAAACGGCGAGTGGAAATCACTTCATCACAACCACCATCCATAAATGTTTTACGAATTACATCAGCCCATGTAACAAGCTTCTCGGCAAATTCACTATCAGCACGACCAACGGAAGATAATTCTTTGTCAACAATCTTACGCTCAATCTTAACAGGAGGAAATTCCTGTTCCATTGTGGTGCGGAATCTTTCTAAGAAGGCTTCGTTAAGCACATTGGTAAACATGTAACGGCCATCATCAGAGCCTTTACCTTTAGTATTGGCAGTAGCAAACACCGTAAAACCAGGTGCAGGTGTAATCATCTCGCCTTTTTTCTTCAGCATAAATGGTTTGCCTTCAAGCACACGCTGTAATGAGGAAAGATTCTGAGCACCGTAATCAATCTCATCAATACAAAGCACAGCACCTTGACGAGCAGCCGTAGTTACGGGGCCGTCACGCCACTCCATATTGCCATCAATCAACACATAGTTACCAAGCAAATCACTTTCATCGGTTTCAGGTGTCATTGAAATACAAACGAATTTGCGTTTGGCTTTGGCACAGGCCTGTTCAATTGACATGGTCTTACCATTACCAGAATGGCCTGAAATGAAAACAGGAAAGAACCGCATTGAAGTAACGATTGAAAGCACATCGTCAAAATTGCCAAACGGCACATAATTTTTATATGATTTAGGAACCAAATCAGTAGTATCCAAATCGGTTTGGACATTTTGAATTTTGTTTTCAGATTTTTGAATTGGTTTTGCCATTGGAATCACTTGGGCTTGTAAAGCAATTGTTGTAGCACCATCAGTAGGTACTCGGTATTGGCCACGACCAACACGATTAGCTTCGTCTTTGGTAAAAAATTGAGTTGAAGCAATACCCAATTCACCAGCAATAACTTTAATTTCTGCTTTGCTGATGGTTTGTTTACCTGTAGCAACTAAAGCATCCATAAATTTTTGTTTAATTTCGGCACGACTTGTCATTATATAATAACTCCTATTCACAGTTTCAATACTACCATTCTAACATAAAAAATACACATTGTCAAGAGCATCTGTTGCCTAAAAACAACACTTAGGCAGCAATGCCTTCAATGAACTTGGAAACCAGCACACGATTTACTGTTTTCTTTTTGTTCATTTTGGCAAAAGCTGATGCCAATTTTTTAGTGGTAAATTTACCTTCAATTTCAATTTCATCTTGCTCGGTTTTCAAATCACTTCCACCAGAAATAAGGAAGAATGAATTATAACCATCGTTTTTTGAAATCAAAAACTTTTCAGTTTTGAATTGTTTTACCAATTCTTTTTGTTTGTTGAACCACTGGTGATAATCTTTATTGTGTAAATCCGCCAATGTTTCATTTTCGCCAATAGAATATCTATTGTTAATTGCATGACGAGTATGAGCTGGACTTTGATTTGAAACAATAAAGAAACCAAATATTTTAGAATTCGTCACTTTAGCAAACCATTTAAACATAGCAACACTAACCGATTGGCGATTGCCGTCAAGTTTGATTTGAAATTTATTCTCACGGTCAACAAGGTAAACATTCTTATTGTTGAATTCCATTCTTTCGGTGCTATGTTTAGTTACTCTTTGACCATCATGCTGTACCACATCATAAGTGGTATGGAATCTGTTAATCCAATCAGCATCACCATCGTGAACAATAATCAAACTTGTTAAATCAAGGTTGTTCTTTTGTTTAAACTGTTTCATCACTTCAGCAGTTGCGACCAAAGCTTGTGTCAATGGTGTATTTGAAAGGTACTCAGAGTCAGGCAATGGAACATATGAACGAGAAAGACGGCTTACTTCAAATGCTTTTTTGAGTAACAACATATTCTTTAATGCACCAGTAAATTCAGCATTTGACATTTGCGAATTAATATACTCACGCAAAAATACTGTGCCCAATTCAACTGAACCAAGTTCTTTGGTAAATGAATTGCGGTTTGTGCTGATATATTCTTTGCGTTGTTCAACAGTCATATCCAAATCACATATGCGAGCTTCTTCACTATCACCAAAACCATACACAACAAAAGGAATATTCACTTTACGACAGAACATGGCAAGCACCAAAATCTGTTCAATTGAACCAGACATATTGTTTGACATAGAACCAGATTTATCTAGCAACAAAATCAAACCATGGCTTTTGCCTTTTGGTGTCAACATCACTTTACGGAAAATGTTGTCATCAAATTTGTATGATGAAAGTTTATTAATATCAATATCACCAGTATCGGCAAGCTTTGATTTACTAAATGCTTTGGCTGCCTTACGCATTTCAAATTCTTTGGCAAGTAAACCAATATATCTTTCGTTTTTGCGCTTGAAATCATTTACCAATTCCATAGCTAAACCAGGTTGAATATATTTTTTAGTGGCACAATCACCATAAAACTTGGTTAGATTTGCTTGAACCGTTTTAGCAGGTGTAATAATGTTTTTCATAATTGGTTTTGCCATATTCACATAGCAAAACTCTTTACACTTTTCATCCAATAACATAGTTTCATTGTTACGGAAAGATTCATCCGTAGAGCATGATGGAGAAAACTGGTCTTGCCATGAAGAAGCTGATTCTTTCCAACGATTGTATGAATCGCCATCTTCATCGCTATCGGTTTCATCGCCTGTATCACTTTGACCAGATTTTTCGCCTTTATTATCATCAGATTGGCCATTTTCCGAAAATGGCCGGCCATTTTCGTTTTTTTGGCCTTCAGTAGTTTCAGCTGAGTTTTCTTCATCATCAAACTCATCAAAATCATAATCGCTGTCAATCTCATTATTGAAATCATCACCTTCAGCGGCTTCTAATTCTTCAAAGTATTGAAGCTTCATTTCCATTTGTTCATCTTTGGAATAAGCATACACTTCATCGGTAACACGAATCACATCGTCCCAAGATTCACAAGCTTGGACTTTTTTAACTAAGAGCTCTTCTTTAGCAGAGAATTCAATCTTGGTACTTGTCCATTGAGATTTGCTGTAAAGGTTAAGGCGGTCAATGAAGCTAAGCTCATTAACATCATTATTTTTAATACCGAAAAAATCACGATTGATTAATTCTTGGTAACCATTACGGAAAGAATTGTTAAGGCCAGGATATTTACGCTTGACCTTCTTTTCAATTCTAGCATCTTCAACAACATTAAGAAAGTTTTTGTAGAATTTTCCTTTTGATTTGTCAGAGGCAGTATTATGCCAACCATCAGCAGGAGTATAGAGAGCATGGCCAACTTCATGGCCACAAAGCAGGTCATAGATAGTGCCTGTCATATTTTGCCAAATAGGAAGATATAAAACCCTATTCTTAGGGTCAAATTTGGCAGTTTGGATTTTTTGGTGTTGAACCGTGAGATTCTCGGTTGCCATCAATCTGGCTAATTGAGATTTTTGTTCGGCTGTAAATGTCATTGTAGTATAGTCCTATTTAACTAATTTATACTACCATTATATCAGTATTGAGTTGGATTGTCAAGACCACCTGTTGCGTAGAAACAACAGGCTAAGCTATTGATTCTTAAAGGGATTTTACTTAGTGATGCTTTCCCAGAGCTCTTTATACGCAATTATAACAGTTGTCCATAATTTAACAATTGTTTTTATTGGTTGTTCAATAAAAGTGGCAAAAGCAATCAATGATGCTGGTAAGGCCACCAATATTGTTATAATAACTCCAATTATACCTAAAAATGTAAACATAGTTTCTTTATAAAAATGGAGCGGTGTTCTGCTTTGCTCAGATAATTTAAGAGGGTGTCTTAAATCGTGCTATCACCCACCGCATAAGGACATAATACACTAATACTTTAACTTTGTCAAGCGTTTTAACGACCAACTTGGCAAAGGTATTTCTCTTTTGCCGATTCCCAAGGCAAAACCGTAAGGTCATCATAAAAAAGGGTATCATTATTGTTACGCTCTTTTTTGACCAGTTGTTTAATACGAGGCTTGGCATGTTTTGTTTTCCAAATCTCCGTAAGCGCTTCAATGCTGGTATCAAATGATTTTACCAGTTTATCATCATCAATTCTTTTGTTTAGATAATCAATTGAGTTATTATACAAAGGCGACCAATAAATTCCACGAGCATGGTCGGTACGAATAATTTCCTTTGGTATATTTAGTTTGCTATATGTAAACTGTAATGAACGATTCTTATGGTCACGCTTATGTGGTTGACCACTTGGTTTCTTCGCAACATACCACTCAAAGTATTTTCTTGTGTGATTAACTTTCAACCAATCACGAATCATATACCGAGTTTTCTTTTCAGGTTCAAATGATACAGAACCTGCCGTGAAGCCCATCTTTTGCCAATGGTCTAAGTTATCATATTGAGATAATCCATCAGCCTTGGTTCTGCCATACAATGATGTAGTTGTTACTGAAACAAGTGTGTCACCATACAACTTCTTCCACAAATCCTGCACAGGATCAGCGAGGCATAACAACGCAAGTAATTTACCACCCACATAATTAAAACCAAGTGGTTGTAGTGGCACAATTGTAGAACCAATGGCTGTGTGATTAATCATACCGCCTTGTGTTTTTAATTCTCTTGGCCAGCCAATGTGATTATCTCTTGGTGTTAGGTCTAAGAAGTCAGATGAAATACAAACAACACCAAGATACTTCTGTGTTACCTTATCACGAATAACAAAATTAAGATTGCGACCAATGTTAGAATTGTTTTTCATTGTAGATGAAAAGGTACGAATACAATTCCATAACTCAGGCAGGTCTTTCTCTTTATTGGTATACAACATCTCTGGTTGTAATGCCAAATAATCTTCATGTGTATTAGGTATCCAAAGATTAGATTTAATTTCAGAAATGGCTCTGCGTTGTCCTTCATCAGCGAGAACTCGTTGTTCACCTTCCCATAAATCGTTTACAATCACAGCAGGATACTTGTCTTGCACCTCACACCATTTTTGATAGAGTGTATATTCTTTTACATCCATTTGTGAAACATATTGTAGGTCGTTAATTATCTGCTCACGCAACCCATCTTCGGTAAACTCTAGTGTAGGGAGTGGCGTATTGTCTTGCCACTTTTGCCATTGGGCTTCTACATCATCTTTTGGATCAAAACTATATGCCATTATTTTTTCTTTTGGTTACGAATTGCCTGCTTCATTATCTTTTGTTGTTTCTTTCTTGCCATCTGTAAAGTCATTGGTTTAACATTATCAATAAAACGAATGCCGTTCATGTGGTCTAACTCATGCTGAAAACACCTAGCTGTTAATCCTTCTAAACGCATCTGAACCAGTTTGCCTGTATCATCTGTAAACTCTACTTCAACCCACTCTGGTCGTTCTAGTTTAACATAGAGACCAGGAAAAGTCAAGCAACCCTCATCACTATTATTCATTTCTGCCGAAGCACGGATAATTTTAGGATTGATACAACTGATTTGAAACTGGTCGGTACCAATCACAAACACTCGTTCAAATACACCACATTGATTGGCAGAAAGGCCAATGGCACCATACAATTTCAAAGTCATCTTTAACCGAGCGGTTAAATTAGAAATCAATGGACTTGGTATTGGTCCCTGATGCTCAGGAATTCTTTGTCTAAGCATTGGATGGTTTTCATCATACACAGGTAAAGGTGTAATGTCTGGTGTTTTAGGTAAACTAGCACCAGTATCAATTGTTAAAAATTCACTCATACTTTCATCACCCAATCTTCAGCATACAATTCAGCAGCTTCTTCTGTTGGAAAATTTGCTCTAAAAGAAGTACCAAATTCATTTGTCATTGAAACATAATATTTGCCATCAATCTGTTCTCTGAAAACGGTAGCTTTTCTTTTCTCGTCATCACTTATATAAGAGCTTAATGTTATCATTTTACTATCCTTGAAAAGTTTTTTTCTTTCTTAAATCTAATTACATTGGCAAATTTATCTTGTAGTATATCTCCTTTGTGTGAGATAACAAATAAATTTACACCTTCTAGCAGGTGAAGAATCTTCATTAGTTCTTCTGTGCCGTTGGTATCTAAACTAGAATCAAATGTTTCATCTAGTATTAATAGATTTGTATTTGATGAATTCTTTAGCTTAGCAACAGCCCGCCAAGTTAACATCAAT